ACATAGCCACCTATATATACACCTTTACGTTGCCTGTAATATAGACGAGGATATTGTAAATCCTGAAGCTTTAATATAGTTGCATAACCAAAACTATTATTCTCAGGACAAAGCAACGCCTTATTATATTTGTGTCCCCATTGGCTTAACAGTTCAGCAAAATTATCCGGCCGTATTTTTCCTTTATACTCAGCTACTAATTCTCCTTCATTAACGTCAATAATATGAAATGTTGAATAGTCTTTACTATCACCTCTTGCAACATCAGCAGAAATAACATAGGAATGCTCAGATAAAGGATACTTCCATATCCAAACATTTCTATCTTCACCTTCTCTTGCAACAGGAGCAGTGATACATGTTCTAAGCCACTCTAGATCAGCTGCACCTAAAAATGTATCACCGGATGTAGTAAAATCGCATAAATACTCTTGAGCAATTTGACGTTGTGACATATTAGAAGTTGTTTTTTCAAACCACTCTTGATCACATTCTGGATGAACTGTCCAAGGTAATTTAATAGCATTAAATTCATTTAAACCTGACTCAGCCTCTGTATACAATTTGTAATACTGACCGCCCACACCATTAGGCGTTGACAATAATATTACACGACCACCTGTAGAAATTGTAGGATAGATACCTGTCCAAATTGTATCAAAATTTCTTACAAAAGCTGCCTCATCAACAATTAGCAATGAAAGAGATTCAGAACGACCGGCATCTTCAGAGGTAGGTATTGCCTTTATCGAAGATCCATGGCTGAATTGTATTTGTTGTTTATTATTAGCAATAATATCAGGCAACATTAACCAGCTAGGTAGAGACTTAATCATAGTTTTAACTTTAGTAATAAAGTTTTGTGCTACTGCTAACTTAGTAGCAATGATTAGTATATTCTTTTCTCTTTGAAAAATTGCTAGCCAAACTGAATAAGCAGAAACTAATGTAGACAAACCTAACTGTCTAGACTTAAGTACTATATTAAATCTATGATCGATAAATTGTTCTACACAATCATCCTGAAAAGGGTATGTATTAAACGGTATTAACCCCTTTACAGGATGCTGTATCTTTAAATATGTATTGAAAAAATAAGAAGGATCTTTTCCGCACTTAATAATTTCAGCTACTTGCTTCTGTTTACTCAGTTTAGCCATATTATCCTATCTCAAAACAAATAGTTCTTTTAACGTAAGCTTGACGCGTAGCTGCATAATGATTAATCATGTCAATGTCAGTAATTTCGCTATCTTTGACTTGCTTTGCTTTTAATGCTCTACCTGCATTTTCTTTCTTTTTAAATTCTTTCTTTACATTTGAAAGATAATTTTTAATATGCTGATTTAGTTCATTTTCACATTTTGCAATTTCTTGATGTTGCATACCAATATGACCTAGATTGATAATTGTAAGTGCTGTAACGTGCATAATATCACCATCGATAGAAGACTTAACAACAACGCTACTATCAGAAACTCTTACTCCGCCTCCGGATCTAGGTTTGTAATCGTACGAATCTGTTGATCCTCTTCCATAACTGTCATTTGTAATATTCCCTAAAATATTAATTTCCTCAAAACTTAGACTCATATATTGCCTCCACTTTTAGCTTTAAGTCTCTAATAAGTATACTTCTCTCTTGTTTATATCTATCTATTGTTTCTGGGTCAGGGCGCCAACCTGATGCCCAGTCTTCTCTATTCATTTCGCCAAATTGTAACCAGCAATATTCGCAACATTGATTAGACCTTGACGATTCAATATCTTCTTTAGTGATAAGAAGATAATCACAAACTTCACAGGAAAGCCCAATATGATTATCTTCTTCACATTCATTTATAAATATAATTTCTTCATCATTCACTTCTGACATGTGAATCCTTACCTACTTTTGTTATATCAAGCGTATTATCAACACAATCTTTAATGACATCCACATGTGATATTACAATAATATTTTTAAACCATTTCTTTAAGGAGATCAATAATCGATTACATGCTTCAAGGTTTGTCGCATCTAAAGATCCAAAACCTTCATCAATCATTAGTGTTGTTGTTTTAGATAGAGTAGAAACATTAATTAATGCTACTCTAATTGCTAATGAAGCCATCATCTTCTCCATCCCCGATGCCAATTCAATTATACGTCGTGAGTCACCATAGTTTATATAAACATCAAGAGAATTTGTTTCTAAGTCTGACTCTATATCAACAGTAAATCCTACTACACCTGCAAGAATTTTTGATATTTCTGTATTTATAGCAGGAAGCATTTTATTGATAATATGAAGCGGAATTCCTTTTTTTGAAACAGCATTACTGAATATGTCATAACTTCTATTTAAATCTTTAAGCTCTTCATACGTTTTCTTATCTCTTTTTAAAGCTTTAATCTTTGCTTTAAGCTCAGCTAGCTTATTAATATACTTTATCTTTTCTGTTTCTTTGATTTTTAGATCTTTAATTTTAGCATCACAAAGTTTAATTAACTCTGAATTATCATCTGATTCATCTTGATTATTAAATAATACTTCTAATCTTTCATAATCAGATTGCAAAGTTTTTAATTCTTTTTCATGCCATTTGAGATTTTCTTGCAATTTAGTTAATTGAAGTTGCGATTGTGACGTTTCTGTAATTAATTTGCTTTTCTTTTGCACAATTTGTTCGTATTTACTAATCTTATCTTCTAAGTCTTCATCTTTAACCTTATAATACATTTGTCTTAGATCAGTTAAGTTAGTATTGAGTGATATAAGATTAGCCTCTTGATCAACTAAAAGTTTTTTGCTTTTATGAGAATTTTTAATAAATTTACATGTAGGAAATTGATCACCACAAGGGACATCTTCTAATATTTTAATTGATTGCTTGCTTTGTTTAATATCCTTTTTAATTAAATTAATTTTGTATTTCATTTCCTTTATAGATAATTCAAGATTAATTTGTGCTGCTCTTCTTTCTTTCATGTCAGATATATCATAACCATCAAGAAACTCATTAAGTTTATTTAACTTCTTTTGTTTTTCTTTAATTTTTAATTCGATATCTTCTATTTTTGTTTCATCTTCAGATATTTTCTTTTCTGTTTTTAATAATTTGTTATAAGCTTTTTTTACATCTGTTTCTAAAACAACAGTTGAACTAGATCGCAATTCGTCCTTAAGCACATCAATATCATCCTTAACTGTTATAATTTCCTTGTTTATATTTTTAAGATTATCTTCATACTCTGTAATATCGTCTTGCGTTTGTGCTATTCTTGTTATCCAGTTGTTTTCGCCTAAAGACTTAAATTTAAATCTAACCTCTTGTGCATCTTTTCTTACTTCTTCATAAAGAGTATCAAATATTTCCAAATCTAAAAAATTGGTTAAAATTTGTTTTCTTGCTGTTGCCTTCTCTTTAATAAAATTATTCATTTCACCTTGTGAAGCTAAACTGGTTAAAAGAAAATCATCAGAGTTACCAATCAATCCTCTAATAATTTTTTCTGTTTCTCTACGTTGTTCTTCAGTCAAGTCTTCCAATTCATTATTGTCTTTGTCGACTCTGTAGAAGCTCAAACTAGTAGGTGCCCAAACTCCTGCTTTTGCATTCTTTTTAACTGATTTACGATCGATTCTATATCGTTGACCATTAATGGTAAGCCAGATCGAAGCCTTGCACATATTTTTGCGAGTGTTTATGACGTGCAAGTTTTTAATGGAGCCTCGATCTGTCGAATTGAATAGTGTATATACAATCGAACCTATGATAGAAGATTTACCTCTAGCATTGGTGCCAAATATACCAGTAATACCTGGGAGATTATCAAAATTAATAATATTATTTTCACCATAAGAGAATAAATTATCAAATTCTAATCGATTAATTTCCCATTGAATGTTTCTTAGAGTCTCATCCTTACCTGAAAGCTTATCAACATATAAATCAATCATGCTGTCAACTTTATTCCAAGTAGGTTCGTCAATTTGAGAGTCTTTGTAATACTCTCTAAACATTTTTCTATGTGTGTTAGGATCTCTAAGATTTTGTTGACTCAACGTTGCATTTTCAACCATTACTTTTCTTGGATCAAATGTAGAGTCAGATTTAAATACGACTTCTTTTGCTTTATGGTATTTTACTAATTCCTTTTGTAATCTACGTGTTTCAACATGCGTTACAGTATGATCTGTTTTAACTCTAAAACGAACACCCATAGGAAAGGTTTTACATTTTTCTAACGTTGCTTCTACACTACCCTGCCATCCTACAGTAATAAATGGGTTGTCGTGTTTAACTGGATAGAATTCTACATCAAAATCGTCTGCTGACCTTATGTCCCATAGCAAAAAACCTTTTTCACCACTTTCACCATAGTTTTGTTGTATTGTGGAACCACAGTAAGCTATAGTTTTCTTTTCATTTAAGAATTGACGTTTGTGAATATCACCTAACATTGCAAAGTCATAATCATTAAATGAACTAATGTTTATTTCACCATCCAGCTGCCAATCTGTATCTGTTAGTGAACCTCGTACAGCACCGTGATAAAGAGCGATATTGATCTCTCCTTCAACGGGAACTGCTTTACTATAATTTTCCTCATCAAAACAAGAAAGAACACACCAGTTAAACCCTGGGATCCCTATAGGATACGTCCCAGACTTTTTATATAAATACAGATTATCATTATCAAGCATAGTGATAATAGGTGTGATAGCATCTTGTCTATCTTTATTGAGAATTAGACCATCATGATTACCTAAAATAATATGAGTAGGTGCTATTTCTGCCATATTAGTAAACCACCAACTTAAATTATCAATAAGCTCTGGTGATATACCTTGTGTTTTACTATGAACGATATCACCACCAATGTAAATGATATCTGGTTTTAATTCTTTACACTGTTTAAAGAAGTCAGTAAAAGATTTTCTATATTCTTCATGTCTAGATAATCCACGCCAATGAATATCTGCTATATGTACTATTTTCATAAACCCTCGCTATAAGTTTTTTATATTATAACAAGGGAATAAGAAAATTTACAATTTAATCCATCTGTGCCACAACATCTGTTCTATCAGGCTGAAAATACAATTTATATCCCGGTAATAAAACCCAGCACCTGCGAAGCTTACAAGGCTTAGGCTTAGCAGCACATCCATCAGTAAGAACAATATAACCATCAAATGTATCAATATTCTTTCTAAAATGGTCTTCAACACAATCAAAACATGTACCACCACAAACTGTGCGTTTTATCTGAATACTTTTCTTACCTTTCTTCCACACTTGCTTTGATTTTTCATCAACACGAGTATCAAAGTTATAAAAAGTAAATGTTACGTTTTTAGCCAAACCCATTAAGCAACCAGTAAACATTTCAATATCGCGATCAGATATAGAACCTGATTGGTCAATATATACTGCTAGATTTGCTTGGTGACCAATTTTCTTGCCCGGGTGGATATAAGGATACTTACGATTAATACGACGATGTGTAGAAGTCTTTTTAGCACGTTGTCTACGACCAACAAATGAGGTTAAAATACTTTTCCAATCGACTTTATTTTCATAAGTCTTGCGGATAAGCTTACGTGTTTCCTGAGAAACTGTACCCCACTGATTATTGCGATCGGCTTCCTTACCTGCTTTAGAGACTGCTTCCTTAATCTCATTTTCAATCTTAGCTTTCTCCTCTTCAGAAAGACCTTCACCCCAACCATCGTGGTCGTCCATACCGGGCATGCCACAACCTACACCACCCGAACCATCTGGAGGAAGCTTATCCATAGCTTCTTGCAATTCTTCATCTTGCATGAGTTGTGCCATGTACCATTCAGAGTTCTTATTTTTAGGAAAGCCTCTAATAAGCTCAGATAACCTTTTCCAAACAGCATGTTGATCCGGATCTGTTATCTTATCTAAACCATTTAAAGGTTTACCCGGGATAAGTCCACCTTCAGGAAGATAGCGCTCAGCAATAAGAGAATTAATTGCTAAATCAGTTGCCATGTTCCACATTTGGTGTGGATCCTGTTTCCTAGCAGTACAGTGCTTGAAAATGAGGTGATAACACTCATGTTTAAGTAAACCCTTAATCTCATCAGCACTTAAAGATGCCAAGAACTTAGGGTTCCAGTACAGTGCTAATGAACCGTCAATACAGGTAACACCAGCTGTCGGTATCTGATCAGTCTTTTCACGCCTTATTTGTCTTATAAGTGAACTAAAGAAAGGTTCTTCAGACATAAGATTAATAAGGTGTGGACTAAGACGAAACTTTGCTGCCTCCTCATCAGAGGCAGTATCAAAGATATAATCAGATTGAACTTTTTCATTACTCATAATAAAACTCCTTTTAATTTAATTAT